AAGAATTAGAAACTCAACTTTCTCCATAACTAAATTCCTTACGTGCGATTTCGTCCAACTTTTGCATCACTTCTTCAGTGAAGTATTCTTCAGGATTTGCAAGAATTTGCTTTGCATAAATTTTCTTACCATCCATCTCATAACGACCCGCGACATTCTTCCAGAGTCCGCCGAGTTCCCCGAGTTCCAGAAGACCATAATAGCGATCAAGACCCCGCTCATCATAAAATAAACGGATTTCAACATCCTTATTCTCCTTACTCAAACGCGATTTAGCAGTCTTAGCTTTGATAATGTTGCCAACCACTTCCGTTCCATCCTTCTCTTTCTTTTTGCTGAGATAGATGATCGTACTTGCTGCGTACTTGAGTCCAGAACCTCCTCCCATTTCTTTAGTTGGAACGTAAGCTCCGATGACATCGTATGTATGATTTGTGACAATGAGGGGAACATTTGCTTGTCCTAATTTAAGTGTGAGCATTCGGAATGCACCTTTAACAAGTTGCGATTTAGTCATATCACGAACTTGCTTATCGTTCAGTGCATCAGTAATTTCTTTCTCGGTAGAAAGCATACCCAAAGAGTCTAACACAAACATACAAGGTTTGCGTTCTCCTTCAGGTTTTTTTAAGTATAGATCTACTGCTTTAAGTGCCTTACTGCGAAACTCTTCTATGGTGACAACATTAACCACGACAAGACGTGATGTGTCGATGCCGCGTGACTCCACGAGGGACTTTGTAATGGCAGCTTCAGTATCAAAGTAAAGACAATATCCATCTGGGTGAGTATCAAGAAAATTTTTAACCACCGCAAGAGAAAAGAAAGTTTTTCCGGTTGATGATTCACCTGCAATTGCAGTGATTTTATTGCCAGATACACCACCGAAGACACTCCCACTAACAAGAGCATTAAAAATGTATGAACCCGTATCCACATATGTTTCGGTCTCATCAATATCTGAAGCCAGTTTGGTGTAGTCATCACCAATTTCTTTTACAATATCTTTAAGAAAATCCATGTTATCAACCAATATCAATTTTCCAATTTTTTACATCAGTATCCCCTTGCCGTGTAATAGTCAAGGACGTATCATCATCAAAAGCATCAAGAACACCGACACTGTTATTTTCATAGAGTGATTTCTCAACATAGTACCAACTATCATCACTTCTTTGAATTGAAAACCAAGGACACCCAACTGTAGGATTGATAAAACAAAGAAGAAGTGCCTTTCCAATAGCATCGCCATGAGAAGTAACTCTTTGAATACGAACATAAACATCCATATCATTTACCCAACCACTGATACCATCAACAATATCAGAAACTAAATCCATACTGATACCACCAACAGTTGTGCTTCCAGACATTTCTGGAAATGGACTCATGAGATTTGTATTTTTATCGATATATACAGTTGTTTTGCTTTCTGGACTTGGTGTTGCCATCTTGATTTGATAGAAGACATCATCTCCCCATCCCTCACTATTCCTAACCATGACATCAGTATCTTTACGAAACCAAGCAGTCAATCTATTAAAAATTCTAATAAATTTTTTCATAATTTACCTCTATAATTGTTATATAAAAAATGATTCAAGAGATGTAGTTTTTTCCACATTCCATCCAATACAATCTAAAATTGTTTTCAATGGTTCTAAAAATGCTTTCTCAAATTGTAACTCATAATCGACATATTTGTCAAGACCAAGTTCTCTTGGGAAATCTTGAATAAAAGACATGATGTTTTCTTGAATGATATTTGGTTTTTTCAAGTATATGAACTTGATCTTTTCTCCATTGTTAATAAGAGAGTATTTGTTTGTAAGATTATTCTTTTTAATATAATGATTGAACAATAATGCACCACGTACATGAACTGGCGTTCCTTTGGAATAAATTGTGGCTGGAGAGAAATACTTATTTACATTAGATGCTGACCTTGGGAAAGCGACAGATTCTGGAGGAAGTGTTCTAAATTCACGACGACATTTATCAATGTAATTAATCACATCGTCTTCAGTTCCGTGCATCATAATATTGAAAGATTCTTTCAGCATCTTGCGGCAGGGAGCAGGAGTTGAAGATTTAATTGCTTCAATACCTTTGATCTTGAGTTTGGGTTCTTCGTAACGAACACCTTCACTATCCCAGACACTGAGAATGTATCGCTTCTTCGCAGTCCAAATTCCACGTTCAGCAATACACTCACGCTTCATGAACATCTTCTGATCATAAGCATTCACATACTCAGCCAGTTTTTGGTAAGAACTTTCAATATACTTCTCAAGTTCCACCTGACAGATCTTATCAAGGAACGAAACAATGCTTTGAGTAGTTTTCTCTCTTCCCTTGAATATAGTTTCAACCAGAGGGCCCATATTAACGTAAAGAGAATCAGTATCTGAAGCGATAACATAATCAACATCCTCAGTCTTAAGAATTTTATTGAGATATGAATTCATATGATTCATAATCCACTGAATTGACACTTGTCCAGACAGAGTAATTGCTTCAGCGTTTGCCAATTTATAATAACGGAAATATTGATTGCCGATAGCACCATAGGCAGAGTTGAGTTGAATCTTACGTGCCATCTGAATGTTATTGCAGCGGGCAATCTCTTTTTCCAACTCCTTTGTTTTTTTCTTTTCATACTCTTGCTCTGCAGCAAGCATTTTCTTTTTGAAGATTACACGTTCATTGTAAATCTTCTCCATGAGTTCAGGAAGAAATCCACGAACGTCTTTGCGATACATTGCACCGTTAGCACAAACAGCATAATCTTTGTGCAACTCAAAATTAATTTCTTCGTTCAGAATCCTTTCAACATTTGCAGTGGGATGTCTTTCTTCCAGAAGGGTTTCTGGGGAGATGTTGTACTGCATAATAAGATGGGGATAGAGGCTATTAAGGTCAAAACTAACCACCCAATCATAAATCCCAGGAATCGGTTCTTTAACATATGCCCCAGCATATTTTTCATCCTTAGATGATTTATTCTTTGGAGGTATAACAATGTTGCGTTTCTTAAGATAATTGTAAATGATGCTGTCCCACATTCTCACTTGGTAGAATACATCTACAAAGTTTGCCTTGGCATCATAGGCCATAGTGATTGCAAGTTCAATGAGTTTCATCTTGTCTTCCAATTGATCGACAAGTTCTACGTCAATAATATTGTATTCTACAAACTTCTGCCAACCATTTGTATAGAAATCCTTGAACGTATCAAACTCAGAGTGATCAAGTTTTTTTCGACCAAGCTCTACTTCTGCGATATGGTCAAGACGATAAGATTCTTGTGCCTTATAAGTAAACTTCTTATATAAGTTAATGTAATCAAGTTGACTAATACCACCAACATCATAAGAGATCTGATTTCTACCGTTTACAAAAACTTTGTTTTCAGTTACAAGGCCCCAAGGAGAAAAACGTTTCATAAGTTTTTCTCCAAGAATTCGATTCAATCGACGACAAATATAAGGAACGTCATATAGTTCAACGTTCCATCCAGTGATTACATCTGGAGCATTGTCCATCCACCAGTGAATAAAGTCATTAAGTAAATCATACTCTGTAGAAAATGCACGGTAATTGAGTTTAGGATTGTTGTGTTGAAATTTACCTAATCCCCAAGTTCGAATGGTTTTTGTGGCATAATCTTGAATTGTAATCAATAGAATTTCTTCAGCAGCAGACTCCGTATCAGGAAATCCATTCTCAGAAGCCACCTCAATATCGATTGTTGCCAATCTAATCTTTGAAATATCAAACTTGATTTCTTCTTCTGGATATTTGTCAGAAATGTATTGATAGATGTAGCGATCATTTCCGTAGATTCTGAATCCTTCTACATCTTCATACTTACTGTAAAAATCACGACAATCACGAACAGAACCAGGTTGAATTGGTTCTACGTTTTCGCCTTCAAGAGTTTTATACTTTGATTGTTTTTTTGAAGGAACAAAGAGAGTGGGCGAATACTCTTCTTTGAACATCACATGCTTACCATTTTCATAACCACGAACGAGAAAATTATTCCCGATCATCTGCACATTGGTATAAAATTTCATTCTTTAATCAAGTCGTCGTATTTTTCACGAAGAGTGGGAGTTGGATCTGTAAGAGTAATAATCTTGTCAGAATTAATCATAAACGTGTCTTGTTTAGTGTAACCACAGAGAAATGGTTCTAGAGTTTGATCACTTTTCACAACAAAAGGTTTGATCAACCTACAATCAGGTTCTCCAATATCAGCACCCACTTCCTCAATCTGTGAGACCAAGATCAGGTTGTTCGTCAATGCTATGATTTTGACTAACATTTTTTAATACACTCCGTTCGTAAAGTTCTTTAATTTCATCTTTTGGTTCAACAACTGTAGCAACATAATCTACAGCGATTGCGATCATTGTGTCCTTTGCATACCTTGGCCATACTTCCATATAAACTGAAAGTTCTTTTTCTCCAGCACCATCTTCATAATTAGATACTTCTCGTAAAGAATCGCATATGATTTGGCAAGGATTATTTAAAAGATAAGTCACAACTTTATCTTCAATAATACCTTCTTTAAGATCTGAAATAATACTTTCACCAGATTTTAAAATTGCAACTTTGATTGTCATACTACTATTTTACCTCCACCTATTATAGCAAGAAAAAAAGGAGGAGT